CAGAATCAACCACATGTAAAAAAGGAATAGACCCTGAACTCTGACTACCACCTGAAGTCATTGTACCATCAGACCTAACATGTCCCCAGTAGCCACCAATTCCACCACCTACAGAAGCCAACCATGCGTTTTCTGTGTAGTGCCTTGTTAGTCCTTGTCTACTATCACCAACATAATTTAAAAAACAAGAGATAGGCATACCTCTTTTAGTTCCTGCATTACTTAATATAGGAGTAGAAAACATACACCAAAGATTAGACACATACTCATAAATTCTTTCTGCCATTTCTTCATTATCGGAAAAGGCTCGTGACGCTCTCATAAAAGCATCTTGTGGAGAGTGCTCATCAGGTAATAAATATCTATCCTTTAAAGTAGTCTTGCCAAAGTCGGTTAGTAAATTATCTTTTTCGTAATCCATTTTTTAAAATTGTCCTGAGTTGGGTGTGTTGTTTGCTATATCATCTAAGAATTTTTCTGTTTCTTTATCTATCGGTTCTAATTCTTCTTGTAATTTTTCTGATTCTGTTTTTTCTTTTAGTTTACGTTCTGCTGTTTGTCGTTTTGATTCTTTGTATGATTCGTTCAATTCTTTCTTTTCTTTCTCAGCTTCTTCTAAAAAATCTTTATTATTGTTTCCAAATATTCTAGTCCAACCTTCTTTATATTTTTCAGTTGGTTGATGTATAGGATTTCCTGCCAAATTACGATTCTTATTATTGTAGTTATATCTTTTATCCACCATACATTTTAATCCAACCTTGAGACTCCATTTTCCATTGTATATCTTCTTTACTTTTATAATTTTCCATATGTTTAACTTTAAAAAATCCCGCATCAGGCTGATGAAGTTCCCACATAAAAACTTTATGTGTTGTAACTAAATCAACTGACATACCATCAAAGTCGTGAGCAATATTATTAAGAACTAACTCTTTAAGTTCCTTAGCTTTTGTTACATAATGATATGCGTGAGTTTTAATATCTTTTTTTGTTGTGATTGCTGTAGCAAAATCAATACCATTATATGCTTTCGCATAACTGTTATGACTTATTGCTAAACTAGAACCACTTGATAATATTGCAAATTCACTACACCCACTTAGTAAACTAAATAGGATTGTGTATTTTAATATCTGTTTCCCTGTCCATCGTAACATATTTTATTTTTCCTTCGGGTTCAAATTGTTTTAAAAAATCAAAGACAATAGTCTTATCAAAATCTTTGCAACTGTAAACGTCTAATTGTAATAATGAAGGGACAACTTCGTCCCAACAATGTAACGAAATATGAGAAGTCTGTAATAAAGCAAAACCTGTTAGTCCACTATATCCTTTTACATCTACATAGTGAGCAACGGGTTGCCCTAATCTTTTCATACCAATAGCTGATACTAATTTTCTTAACCACTTTCTTACGAAGCGAATATCTTTAGGTGGTTTTTTAACATCAGCTCTTATAATTAAATGATTATGTTTAACCATTTTTATACAAACCTTTTTGCATTTCTTCAGCTTTTTCTTCAGCAGTTTGACCAGTAAGTTTTAATTTTACTTCACCTTTTCCCTGAGTCTCTTGCTCTATTAATAAATTAATATATTGTATAGCTTTTTTTAAATCACCTAACTGTTCTTCTTTAGTTTTGTGTTTATGTCTCCATCTACATATATATTTAATAGCATTACCTTCAGCATACGGAATTTCATTCTGCATAATAAAAGTAATCGGTTCTATCTTAAACCTAAAGTAATGTGGTGGGTGTTTTATTATATCCGCCATAATTTCACCTTCCCAGTCTTCTTATTATATTCTTTATGTCTAAGAATATGTGCAACTCTAGCTTGTTGTAGGGCTTCTTTTTTAGTATAACCTTTAGCCTTATAAGCTCCAACAACGATTTTCCATAGGTCTAAAAGGGGTACATTAGTATACCTCTTAATCATTTTCTCAGCAGTTTTAACTCCCACATTTGGTAGTCCTGAGTACCCATCGGTACTATCTCCCGCTAAGGTTTGTATCATAAACCAATAGTCAGCTAATCTTTGAGGTATATTTTCAACTGTTTCCCCATCTCTACTAACTTTAGCAGGTATCTGTCTCATATCTTTATCAATAGAAACAATAATCCTATCTTCAGTAGGGTGTGGTTCAGTTGCCATTATACCCATAACATCGTCAGCTTCTAAATTTTTCCACATAACTCCATTATGTTTTTTCATAATGTATTCACGTAGAACATTTAAAACCATCGGCTTACGTCTTTGTTTACGATTATCTTTATAACTTGGAAGAATATCTTTACGAAAATTATTCTTATCAGTTAAAGCACAAACATAATCGTCAGCTTCAAAGGTAGAACCCAACTCATCTATGTGAGAATCTACTTCAAACTTACATTTCTTTTCATCACAATGTAGTGTCCATAATCCGTCACCCCAATGTGTATTCACTTCATTCGCTGTGGCTATCTTATATATTAATATGTCGCCATCTATTAACAGTACCTTTTTTTTCATATGTCCTTTCCTTATATTGTTTGATTTAATAAATCTTCTTTTGGTATGATATGTCCTTTAGAAGTATAGTTGTCTCCCCCTACTTTAATTGGGTATTTTGTCATAAATTTTTTCAGTATTTTTGTAGGGACAATAACCCACGTTTGAGCCTCACGTTCTTCTACCCATAAACAAAACGCCCAATACTTAGCTGTAGTAACATTAATACCTGAAGGCTTCCCTCTACTTCGGGTCTCTACATATACATTACCAGTCTTCTGACATAACCTATCAGCTTTACATTCCATTTGACCATCTAGGGCAACTTTAAGCTCGTCCTCATATTTTTCACCAAATGGTAAATCATTCACAAAATTACTCTTCGCTTCAAAATCAAACTTATTATTTTTCTTTTTCATTAATGTGTTTCACTCCAATTATTGCCTATTTTATATTCACCAGTTAAAGGTAATCTTAAATTGAAATGTTTACCAGTACGTTCAATAGATTCCACAGCCAATTTTCCTATTGCCTCTGCGTCTTCTTCAGGACATTCAACTTGTATTTCATCGTGTACCCAAACAACTTGTTGAACATCAGCATATTCTTTAACAGCTTTATTAAACTCAACCAACCACTGCTTACAAATTATAGCTCCTGAACTTTGTAAAAGTGAATTGAGTGCGGCGTGTATTGACCGAATTTTAATTTGTCTTTTATCAAGACCAACTAAATATCCTCTCTCAGCCGCTTGTTGTACTTGCTCTAATAACTTACTCAAAGCAGGAAGATTATTTAAAAATCTTTCTCGTATCTTCTTAGCTTCTTTCATTGTTTTACCTGTTACTAACGCAATCTTTTTTACACCACCACCATAAAGGAAGCAGTAGTAAAATCTTTTTGCAAGGTCTCTTGAATCTAACCCTGCTAATTCTTTTGTTTCAGTATGTATATCACCATTTAAAACTACTTTAGCATACTCACCTTCATCAAACTTAGACATAAAGTGTGCTAATAATCTAACTTCTAATCCTGATATATCTATACCAACTAATTTTTTTCTTTCAGGAACAGTAAATAAACTTCTACATTCTTTTCCATAAGGGACACCAACACTAGGTACTTGTCCTAAGTTTGGGTGTGAATGACTTGCACGAGCTGTGACTGTTGAATTAGTATTACAAGTTCCGTGTATTCTACCATTAAATTCATTCTTTAACCACGCTTGAGCTCCTGTTGCTAACTGTCCTATTCTTTTATCTAATAAAAAATGTTCACATAAAACTTTTGCTTCAGGATATGGAAGACTTGCTAAAACAGTTTCATCTAATTTAGGTTTACCATCATTTGTATATTCTTGAGGTTTCCATTTATGTCTTTCAATTAATCTATCCGCTATGTGATGTCTTGAACTAGGATTAAAAGTAATTGTTTTTTCTTTATAAAAAGTTTCACCTTTAACATATCCTCTAGCTTTGTTATTAACTTTAGGTATAAATGGTGTACGTTCTAATTTAGGTGGAAACAATTTTTGTAAATCATCTTCTAGTTCTAAACGTCTAGCATTTAATTTAGAATATAATTTAACTGCTTCCTCTTTATTAAACATAAAACCATAACGCTCCTGTTTAAATATTAAAGTTGCTACTTCGTGTTCTAACTCCATAGCCTGACAAGAATAACCTCTACGTTCTAT